GAGATTGAGAAGTTTCTTCGGGAGGTTCCATAATGACTAGAGCAGAGAGAATCAAGTACAGCGCGGCAGGCTTTGTCCTGCTTGCGCTCTTCGCCTTCGCGAGTAACATGGACTATCAGGACGAGCTGTGTGCTGAGCGTCACCGCTGGGAGGCCACAGGCCACGAGTACGTTGGTATCCCGGCAGGAGCTGAGAACTGCGAGCCGTGGAAGCCAACCTACAGATGTGGTAGCGCTTGTGTCAATTGAGCTGAGGCCGCACCAGAAGACCGCAGTTGACGCACTACGCGCCAGCTTGCGGTCAGGCCACAAGAGGCCAGTGCTGGCAGCGCCGTGCAGTATGGGCAAGACGCACATTGCGGCCTACATCCTGATGAACGCTGTGGAGAAGAATAAACACAACCCAGACTATCGGGCTGTCTTTTTTGTAGACAGGTTGAAGCTCCTCAGTCAGACAACCGATGTATTTCAGAGCTGTGGAGCTAGCTTCAGTGTGATGCAAGGCGATGACCCGCGCTATGATCCGAGCAAGCAAATACAGATCATAAGCATCCAGACCGCTCTCAGGCGCAAGCGGTTCAGCTTTGACATTGCGGTAGTAGATGAGTGTCACACGCTCTACAAAGGCGTGACAGAGCTTATGAGGCGCTTAGACGGCATCCCGTGGATTGGCCTATCAGCTACGCCGTACAGCAAAGGCATGGCTGCTGAAGGCTTGTACGATGACCTGATCGTGACTTGTACGCCGAGAGACCTGATTGATGACGGATGGTTAACGAAAACTGAGTATTACGTTGGTAAGTCAGTTGACGCATCAGGCATCAAGACAAAGGCGCTCAGCACTGGCGGTAGTGACTACGATCCGAAGGCTCTGGGCCAGAAGATGCTGGATGATGACACGCTGGCTGGCGATATTGTGCAGAACTACGTCAAGCATAGCAACGGGCTCACCAGACGCGCTCTGTGCTTCGCTCCGTCCATAGCCTATAGCAAGAGCCTAGTTGACCGTTTTAACGCTGAGATCGGCTCTGAGATCGCCGTACACGTTGATGGCTATATGGATCGTGAGCTACAGAACTACATTTTTGAGGACTTCAAGCGCGGAGACTACAAGATTCTGGTAAACAGCAAGCTGACCAACACAGGCTTTGACGATACTGGCATTGAGATCATTATCGACGCTTACAAGACCAAGAGCCGCATAGCTTGGGTGCAGAGGATCGGCAGGTGCTGGAGGATTCATTCTGGCAAGGAGAAAGCCACGGTGCTTGATCATGCTGGCAATCTGGAGCATTTTAACTGCTTTCCAGAAGACATCATCCCGCATGAGCTGGACTCAGGTGATCGCCGGTTTGACGAGAAGAAGCAGACCAAGCAGGAGGAGAAGGAGCCAATAGTCCGACCTTGCCCAGTATGCCGTAGTGCTATGACAGGCAGGCGCTGCAAGGCTTGTGGACACGTTCTGCCTAGCGATGTGCCTGTGCTGAAGGACAATGGCGAGATGCTGGTGAAGGCTCATAAAGCTCCTACAAAGCTAACCACAGCGCAGGTTAGAAGAGAGCAGATGAGCAAAACCGGCAAGCAAGCGTGGTACAGCTCGCTGCTGTGGTACGCGAAGCAACGAGGCTATAAACACGGTTGGGCATACTGGAAATACAAAGAGTCTATGGACTGCTCTCCTGCTGGTCTGCGTCAGGTTGCAGCGAAGGAGCCTTTGAAAGAGACATTGAAATGGATTCAGTCCCAGAACATACGACACGCCCACAGGCGTGACAAATGAGCGTCAGCAGGCGGTGCGTTGGGTTTTTCATCGGTTTGGTTATCCCAGAAAACACCTGCTGTCAGAGCAAGAGACTCCAATCTCACCTAGCTGAGACTACATTCGTGCTTGTGATCTGACCGTTTGGCCCACGATACGGGCTTTTTGACTTATTTTGCCTTAAGTGTGAAAAAGTGTTGACTCTGTGTGAGATGCCAGTAGAATGGGAACCATAGAGCGGCGCGGTGCTGCTTATTTGAGGAGAAAACGAATGACTTTGACACAGAACTTTGACCGAGAATCTGCTATTGAATATTGCTTAAAAAACGATCATGTCGTTCCGTTAATAAAGCAAACGATGAATCGTGAATACTTAAGCTCGCTTGACGGTGAACAATTGCAGTGGCGCGTGAGTCTTATCAAAAGTTTTATCCGAGACTTTCCAAGCGATTATCAGGAGCGGTAAGGCAAATGTACAAGTACGAAATAATCAGCGAGAAACAAGATAGACACTTCAAATACAGACCATCTGATTTTGAAGAGGTTATTAAGCTGATCTCTTTTTGCTTAAAACATAAAAAGATTGATGACTACGAAATTACTTTCTTTCTGAGAGGCAAAGAAGCCACAGCCGAGGAACTTTTGCAGTCAGCACAAGATGATAAAGGCGCTTATTGGGAAAAGAAGAAGCAAACTCATAAAAAAGTATGGGTTGGTACTGGTGTAACTAACTTTGTTAAAAAACCAGTATGGATTAAAAAATAAAACGGCAATGTGTTGATCATAAGACCCGCTTCACGGCGGGTTTTGTGCGTTATGAGAAGGAGAAACGAATGTTTGTTGAAACAACTGAAGAGAGCTATAAGAAGCACCGATGTAACAAGTGCAGTCACGAGGTTGATACCTTTCACACTGAGTGGCTCACCACAGAGGAAACTATTACGCTAACGAGAGCTGACATGGATGTCATTGGTGATGCTCTGTATCTAGCTTTAGAGCAATTGAGGAGTGACTACAAGAAAGGCTGTAGCATAACGAAAGAGATCATCAAGAGGCGTATGGGCGACTTGTCTCGTCTGTATCGTGGTTTCGCAGAAGAAGAGCTAACAGATTACACGTTGCCAGATAAGAGCGAAGTGCATCAAAGGCTGGTTGAACAGGCTAAGGTTTTGATTCATCAGGATAATGTTACAAGCGAAAGCAAAGGAAGAGTACACAGTAGAGCGTTCTGGGAACAATGCTGGGAAATGGTAGGTGACAGCGGAGAGCGCCATATTCCAACAGAAAAAGAAAAAGCAAAACGCAAGAAGGTGATTGATAGAAGGCTAGATGGGGAGCAATATTTTGAGCTGGTATGACCAAGTATTAGACCGTCTGGACAAGGTAAGACGGCGCGGAGAAGAGAGCTGGACTGCCTGTTGCCCGGTTCACGATGACAAGAATCCCAGCATGACCGTCAGCGTGAAGGACAGAAAGCTGCTGATGTATTGCTTTGCCTGCGGCGCTAAAGGTGATAGTGTGGTAGAATCCATAGGTCTAAGACCGGGTGCGCTATTCCAAGACCGTCAAGAATTTGACGCTGATCCGCATTATCTTCTGAAGAAAACACAGGAAGATGATGATTTTCTTATTGCGATATACCAAAGCGCAAAGAGATCAGGAGAGCGCATCAGGTACAAGGATCACAAAGCCTACATGGAGGCAATGGCCCGTAGGCACAACAGAACAGAGGCTGGCATAGCTCAGACGATTATCCCAGAGACCAGAGAGGATTTTCTGTAATGGAAGTTGTCCTGATTGGCATAGTGATATCAGCATTGGTAGTGAAGTATGGCTAGACCTGAGAGAGTCTTCTCCGATGAGGAGATAGAAGAGATTAAAGAGCTTGCGCCCGTATTAACGCAGGAGCAGTTAGCTACCTATTTTGGTATGACCGACAAGACCTTACGAGAAATACTCAAGAGGGACGAAAGAGTTTTTACCGCTTACACAAGGGCTCGGTATCTGGAAGGAGCCCTAGCCGCAAGAACTCTGCGAGACAAGGCCATCATTGACAAAGATTTCTCTAGCCTAAAGCTGTACCTGAGTCAGACGCTAGGCTGGACGGAGAAGAGCCGTCAGGAGATATCTGGCCCAGAGGGTAGGCCCATCGAGAAGGACTACCACGTTACCATTGAGGTTGTGCAACCGGGAGACTTAGATGCCGATTAGCGTGAAGAAGGTTAAAGATAAGTTTCGGCTGGTAGAGCCCGATGGCAGCATAGCCAAGAACAAGAAAGGCACAGCCATTGACGGAGGCGGCCACAGTAGCCGTTCCGATGCGAGCAAGCAGGCCAGAGCCATTGCTATGAGGAAAGCCAGCTACGAATGAAGCTCCTGATCGCTCCAAAGCTGCTGCCGATACTGGAAGCCAAGCAACGCTTCATTGTGGTCTACGGAGGCAGAGGGAGCGGGAAGAGCTATGGCCTAGCGTCTCTGTGTCTGCTGAAGGCGCTACGCGGCCAGAAGATTGGAGCCTTCCGTGAGTTTCAGAACTCTATTGATGACTCGGTACACAGCCTGCTGGCCTCGCAGATAGGCAGCTATGAGCTGGAAGACTTCGAGGTTCAGAACAACCAGATTCTTTTCAATGGTGAGGTAGCCTTCAAGTTTAGAGGGCTGGCCCGCAACGTAGAGGCGGTGAAGTCAATGTACGGCTTCTCGCTGTTCTGGGTTGACGAGGCTCAGACCATATCCTTCGACAGTCTGAAGACACTGACACCAACGCTCCGAGAAGCAGATAGCCAGATATGGCTGTCGGGCAATCCGCGCTCCAGCACTGACGCATTCTCCGAGCGGTTCATCAAGCCATTTGAAAAGCAGCTCAACCGTGACGGTATGTACGAGGATGATATGCACATGATCATCCGCATGAACTACAACGACAACCCGTGGTTCGTGAAGACACCGCTAGAGCAGGAGAGGCTGCACGATCACAAGAATCTGCCCAGAGCGATGTACGAGCACATCTGGGAAGGCGCACACCTTGATACGGTGCAAGACAGCATCATTGAGGCCGATTGGTTTGATGCTGCGATAGACGCGCACAAGAAGCTAGGATGGAAGCCAGAAGGCGCTGTGGTAGCTTCTCATGACCCATCAGATGAGGGCGGTGACAGCAAAGGCTACGCGCTACGCCACGGCAACGTCATTCTGGATGTTAGCGAGAAGATCACCGGAGATGCCAATGAAGGTATGGATTGGGCTCTGGAGAAGGCGATAGCCGCTCAGGCAGATCATTTTATCTGGGACTGTGACGGTCTTGGTATAAGCCTGAAGCGGCAGGTAGATCAGGCGCTAGACGGCAAGAAGATGGAGTACCATATGTTTAAGGGCTCCGAATCGCCGTATGACCCAGAGATGCCGTACACGCTGGGCGGTAGCCAGAGGGCCAAGACTAACCGAGAGACCTTCTTCAACAAGCGGGCGCAGATGTATTGGGCTTTGCGGGATAGGTTTGAGGCAACGTACAGAGCCGTGGTGAAGGGCCAGTACATCAACCCAGAAGAGCTGATCAGTCTGTCATCTGACATT